TTCTCCACTAATTAATGTTCGGAAACCAGTCATAATATAATTACGTAAACTAACCCCACAATCGTTTTCAATGTAGCGTCCGTTAACAATTTGATACCAAAGTCCATTCCCACTGAACGCAGCACACACAAATTGTTCTCCCTTAAGAATATACAACAATTTGGTTAATTCTGCCTCACCACACATCCCATTGGGGTCCTCCAACGTTTCATTCACAACTTTATACAATTGTTTGTAAATAGAATTGTCGCATATTTCCTTATAACTGGCGTGATTGTCTTGCTTTACCCAATAAGCAATCGACTTATAAGTAAGGAATTTCCCATTTTCTTTCACACTATTCCGGTCCCAGTTCTGTACCAATTCTGGAATGGAATTGTAATTAAAAGTAGAACTCTGAGAACTGAACTTCAACCATAGGGGTAATAATAGATTACGATTGTCGTCCGGACAAGAATTCTTTAATGCACATCCAACACGAAACCATTTTTCATAACTCCCGTTTTCATAATAAGTTCCCGGTAAGGCAAGTGTTAATGGAATAATATCACGCAGCTCACTGAACGTTCCTTGGCTTTCGACATATAACAAATAGTTATTATACAAACGGTCTAACTCATCTTTTGTGTTTATTTTTATCAAATCGTATGTGCTGAAACTGAACGAAGTCATACACGCAATCGCTTGAATAGCATTATTACGCGGGGATACATCCAATGCTTGTGGAGCAGAACTCTTTAACAATTGTTCATATTGGGGAATGAATGCTGTTTTGAATGATAATTTTTGACAGTTTTTATTACGAACAGAAATCTCCATTAAATCAATGTTCTTTGAGTATTCATTCACATTGAGTGTTTCACATTGGAATTCACCATCGTCTTCATCAAAATTCATCTCAAATATATGTGTAATCTGGTATGCTTTATGATTTGGCTTACGGCTCCCATATACCTGCCAACCTGTGTTACGCGACATCACTGAATTGTCTACAACACCTTCCCATCCATCTACATTATTTACAGGGAGTTCAGCCAATATGTCGGGAAAATCACGAAGCATACATTCACGCAGGTATTTGCTTACCGTTTTATCAACAGATAAATTAATAATAATATGTATGCCATCTTTTGTTATTTTTTTGTCTGCTACTCGATTTACATCGGGCTTCTCAAAGATGAAAACCTTGAATGATTCATCGTCAAAACAAAACATTGACTTCAAATGCTCGCAAACATTCAAAACCATTTCTTCAATATGTTCATTTGTATGTTGTCTTTCATCTACTTCATAGTCATAATGGAAATCTAAATCAATTGCAATCGGTCCTTGGTCTAATTGACGCTCTGTTAAATATTCTTTACCTTTCTTATCTACAATATCTTTTTTATACAGCGCAAAGAACTCTTCCAATTCTTCATCTGGAATATTGTATTTACCACCGTATATTTTGCTTTTATGGTCGCCAATACGGGTATGAGTAATCTCATCTCCGTCCTTCGCTTTATGAGAGTCTAAAAATCCTTTCAATGTTGTAATTTTACGTTTGGTCGTCGCTTTTGACGCGCTCATTGGGATAGAATATGATGATACATTTTTTCCTAAATCTGACCCTTCAATTTTGCCTAATTCCATAATTTTGATATGATATATTGTATTATAGGGGGGTGTTTTTAACCCTTTTCGTAGAAGTATTTAGTTTGTTGCTTTGCGACTACAAGTAAAATTGAATTAATATAGTATAAAAAAACAGCATTATATTATATACAAAAACATGCACTTTTGCAAGAAATGCGACAACATGTATTATATTACAATCAAAGAGGAAAATGAGAATGAACTTGAATACTACTGTAGATACTGTGGGGACAAAGATAATACCATTCAACAAGAAGGGGTATGCTTATTAAAAACGGACTTTACAAAAAGCGAACAAAAATTCCATCATATTGTAAATGAATATACAAAGAACGACCCAACCTTACCCCGTCTATATAATATTCCGTGCCCGAATCAAGAATGTAATTCAAACAAATCTGGATTTAAGGGGCCATTAGAAGTATTGTATATTCGGTACGATGAAGACAACATGCATTACTTGTATGTTTGTAATGAATGTGATACCAAATGGAAAAATCATTCGTAAAATTGAAACATAACTCCGCCATCAACCATTTAGAAAGTTATTCTATAAGTATTATATAATGGACGCTGACGATTTTAACAACGAAATTTTGAACACAGAAGAAATAAACGATTCAGAGCAAAAGCCGAAACCCCAATATGTAGATGATGAATTATACGGCGATAGTGATGAAGATACTGTTCCACCCCCGCCTGATGAGAATGATGAAGAAGACGGAGATATAGACGATATTGATGAAGATGACGAAGATGTAGGCGAATTGAATGAAGAAGATATATTTGCACCTTTAAACCAAACACAAGACCCCGAGGGTAATACAAACATTGTTTCTAATTTGATTGACGACCTCAGTGATGAGGAAGACGACGGTGAAGATTATTTACAAAAAATAGATGATGATTTACATAACCATTTCTTACAAAGTTTTCATCCAGAACTACTACAACATAACTACGAAGAAGTCGCGGCATTAACCAAGGTCACCCGCAATAAGGAAGGTGTTATTATTGACCCATTGCATCGCACATTACCATTTATTACACGATATGAACGAGCAAAAATATTGGGAGAACGAGCAAGTCAATTAGAAGCAGGTGCAAAGCCTATGATTAAAGTAGAACCAAATGTATTAGACGGCTATTTGATTGCCTTGAAGGAATTTGAAGAAAAGAAAATACCTTTTATTGTCAAGCGACCATTACCTAATGGCAGCTGTGAATATTGGAAATTACAAGATTTAGAAATTATTTAAAAAAAAATGACTCACCGAACTACCAATTGTACATACAAAATACAATAAAAAATATTTGTTTCTTATTGTATTTTTTATCAGGGGATTATTACTGTTGTATACGCACACCTAAGACCTCCAATTTTTACCACAATTAATACACGTTACGAATATAGTTGCTGGTTCATCCGCACTTCGGGTCTGTAATTCATAATACGTGCATTTCTTTGATTTACACTTATTACAAGTAAACATATCAGTAGATGCTTGTAGCTCCTTGCTATTCAAATCATTTTGCTCTCGGATTATTTTCTTGTCAATCAATACTTTCCACTTTGATGGGTTCATTTCATAATGAGTAATGTTTTCCAATTGTGGAATTGTGATTTCATTTGCTTTGATGAGTTCTATTAATGTATTGTTTTTTAAGTTCGTTAATATACTACGAAATCGGGAAATGTAAATGGATACAAAACTATTGTTTTCCCATTTTTTTATTACTTTTCTTTGTGTGGATTCTTTAATCGCATAATTAAAGATTGCTTTTTCTATATTTTTATAATCTTTTTCTTCTGGAAACATTACTGAAAACTGTTTCGCCATTTTGTTTCTGAAAGAGGTCGGGTTTGTAATCGCTGTCTTTATCATCTTCTATAACTTTTTATTATATCTACAAGTATTTTGTCTAATTCAATTTTACAAATAATCTTCTTCGCATAACTCGTTCGCCGATTGCATTAGTTCTTCAAATTCTGGGTCGTTCACTGAAATGATTTCATTTTTAGGTTCTGCTTGTCTTTCTACTTCTTCGATGACTTCACTCTTTACTTTCCTTGATGGTTGTTTTTTTGACTTGGTTTCCGGCTTTGCCTTTGTTGATTTCTTTGCTTTCTTTGGGGTTTCTTCCCAGGAACCATCACTCTCACTTTCATCACTCTCATCACTTCCTACTACAAACCCATCTTTATAATAACCCGACTTTGTTCGTGATAACCCAGGGTCTTCTTCTTCACTTTCAGAACTGTCGTCTGCGCCTATGTCTTCAAATCCACCAAATAACTTTTCATAAATTGCATTCCAGTCATTAATACTCAATGATACAACGCTTCCTTCGCTCTTATTAATAATCAACGCATTACCAAACAATAAGTCCTTATCAATTGGCGGTGGGAAATCATATTTGTTTTCTTGACCGGCACGACCACTCATTTTTCCATATACCTCAATGTTGAATTTTTTATGATTTGCAATAAGATTCCATTTCGTTAATACCTTGAAATCTTTGTCTGTTTTAAATCCCGCTTTTTTGTATAAGTTCTCTGTACCATTCCATTTAATTTTTTGTTCCTTCAACACACCTGTTTTTTCGACAATAAGAATTTGGACGCTCATGATATATTTCACGTATATTGTAGTAATACAGCAATCTTTATATTTTTTCAATTTTATGTTTGAAGTGTAAAAATTGAAAGCCTTTTCTGGAAGAATCTTGACAACAATACAACAAATCAAAACAAAAATTGAAAGCCTTTTCCGGAAGAACCTTGACAACAAAACAACAAAATAATACAATGACATCCATTTCTAATAGAATTACGTTCAAGGAATTGCCTGCTGAACTCGAGAATACTATTTGGTCTTACTTGACTCCACAAGAAAAGTATCCTTATACGCGTCTATTGACTTGTGCTGAAAGAAGACATCTACCAGAATTAAAACACCAAAGATTAGCTCTACGCAACAACGAACGCAACCTATTGGTTCACTTTGCGCGCGTGATTTACAATACTTTTATTGATTCCACTAATTATACACGAGATAGTCATTTACTTCCAAGATATGTAACTACTCATGTGAAACATGAACACCCCGTTTGTAATGAAATTAGAGAGATTATTAGAGTATATTTGTGTGACGAAAACACGAATGAGTTAACCGAATTGAAATGCACCCCTAATAGCATACATCACCTTCTTCATTATTTTACAACTATGCGTTTGTGTTCTAAACAACCTTGGGCTATCAAATTTAATAGGAGAATGGACGAGCGGATGTACAATCTAACCTTGCTTTATAGAATTGTTATGAGAAAGTTTTGTAAATTACGCAATGAGAACATCCGCGCGTTTAAACAACAAGTTGCCTTGGAAATCGAGCAAGAAAAGAAACGAAGAGAAGCTGCAAAAGAAGCTGCCAAGCAAGAAAAAATACGTGCAAAGGAAGCTGCCAAGCAAGAAAAATTACGAGCCAAAGAGGCTGCCAAGCAAGAAAAATTACGAGCCAAAGAGGCTGCCAAGCAAGAAAAATTACGAGCCAGAACAGAACTTATGGCAATGAAGCGTGCAGATAAAGAAGCAAAAAAACCCCAATGTAGATAAACTACC